GTTCGTGATAGTATATGTGAGAATGGCGAGTTTTGCCATGCAGTAAGTCAGATTTGTTTAATGTGTTTTGGCGTAAGTGTCATAACACTAAACATAATGCAACTTGCATAGATTATCAAGTTTTTCGGAGGGGTGTTTCTCAAGAGTGAAAACCCCTTCACTTATCAAAGGAGACAACATGAAAACATCAGTAGAAGGATTAGCATTAATTAAAAAATTTGAAGGGCTTGAATTAGAAGCATATAAGTGTGCGGCTGGAGTCTGGACAATAGGGTATGGACATACCAAAGATGTGAAAGAAGGTGATGAATGGAGTGAGTCTCATGCAGACCACATGTTAGAAGTAGAACTAGAAGAATTCGAAGGATACATAAATGACAATGTGACTGTAGCCCTATCCCAAAACCAGTTTGATGCCCTAGTCTCATGGGTATACAATCTCGGCCCAGCTAATCTAAAAGCTTCAACTATGCTAAAAGTATTAAACTCAGGCGACTACGAAGGAGTACCAGCTCAAATCAAAAGATGGAATAAAGCAGGTGGTAAAGTTCTTGAAGGACTTATTCGTAGGCGTGAAGCAGAAGCTCTACTGTTTGTAGGTAGAGACTGGAATGAAGTTTAAACTAACAAACGAACAAATCATGGCAGCAGCACATCATGCTGAGTCAAGAGGAATGACGCTTGAAGAATATATAGAAGAATTTATAGGATTAATTAATGAACACAATAAAAACAACCCTGACAAACCTTTGGACTTGGCTAACTGGCCTGTTCAAGACTAGGTATAAGCTAACAGTCAGTTATAATGCAACATGGGGCGATTCAGACGACCAGAATTTTATTGTGAAAAAGTTTTATACCAAAAAAGAAAAGTTTCTATCATTCAAGACAGACAATGATGAAGTAGTAGAGATAAGAGGCGCAGAAGGTCTTAATTACAAAATAGAGGAAATGTAATGCAACAATTTTTTATAGCAATAATATTAGTCCTAGGATTAGGTTGTTGGTGGCTTTATAGTGAGAATGAAACACTAAAAGCTAACAATGTAAAATTAGAGTATGCAGTAGAAGAACAGAAACAAACTATTGCAACAATTAAAGAGAGCTACGAAAAGCAGGGAGAAGCTCTCATGAATATGACAAGAGAAAATGCCTTGATAGAACAAGAAAAAGCAGAATATTTACAAATATTCTCCAGACATAATTTAGATGTCCTAGCGCTGAAGAAGCCTGGGCTAATTGAAAACAGAATGAACAACGCAAGTGAAAAAGTAATGGAGGGCATAGAAGATGACACTGAAAAATTATTCAACATTGGCAATCCTAGCACTGACTAGTGGTTGTTCTTTACTTCCCACAAAAGAAGTAGAGATTGTTAGTAAACCAATTGAGGTTGAAATAATGCAGCCCACATTGCCACGACCTGTCGAGCTAACTGCACCGAAGTGGTATGTAGTAAGCGAAACACGTATTACAAACCCATGTGTAAAAGTAGAAGATAAAAGACCTAAGTCTTGTGCACCAGAGGATAGAGAAAATCCTGACTGGCCCGAAGGCTATACATACATGGATAAGTTCTTAGATGAAATGAAAGAACAAAACAATGGTGAGATTCTATTTGTTGCCACTACTATTGGAGATTACAAAGTAATGGCAGAAGATATGCAAGAACTAAAAAGGTACATCAAACAGATGGGAGAAGTTATAATTTACTATCGCGAGGTTACAGTTAAAAGTGATAAAAGCTCTGATTGATTACTTTAAAATGAGTAGAGATTCCAAATTTTTGGACAAACACCCTACAATACAAGGTAGATTTGAAACAATTGAAGACTGGCTTGAGGATATTGACGATGCGCTAGAGGATATTGACCAAAGATTGACCAAATTAGAGTCAATGGCACACCCTAAGTGTGGAATTGAAAGTTTTGATGGGTATAAGCCCATGATAGATAGAGTAGAAAAACTAGAAGTAATAGTAGGAATACTAAAAAAGGAAAGCGATGATAGACAGTGATAAATTAATAGACATACTTAAACAAGGAATAGTCCTTATTAAATTTAGAAGTTTAAAAAGTGGCAAAGTTTACGAAAGAGAGTACACAACTCATCGTGACTTTATGCCTATAGATTTTAAACAGTCTACGTCTGACAAAATTATTTGTTATGATGTAGAGTTTAAAAAGATGGAGGATATAGATGTTTCTACTATAGAAAGCTATACTCCTCTTGAAAAACTCTCCTAGTAATAGGGGAAAGACTCGAAAGAGTAGAAGGAGAGAAAGATGTTAGAATTCTTTCAATGGGTACAGGCTTGGATAGCTGTAATCCCAACAATCGTGTTGATTGCATCATTTATTGCTGCTATCACACCTACTCCAGTTGATGATGGCTGGATGAAAAAGGTCTACAAAGTTCTAGACTGGTGCGCACTTAATGTGGGTAAAGCAAAGGATAAGTAGATATGGCTGAAGGTGTAGATAATAGTAGAAATGAAGTCGAAATTGATTTAGATAAGTATATGAAGCTCATTGAACAACTTGATGAGCAAGAAGATAAAATCAAAGAAATGCAGGCAGAAGCCGCCGCAGCTAAAAAACGGTTAGCACCTCCCAAGAGAAAGTTTATAGATTTATTTTTAGATGATAATGATATAAATGAGAAGTCTATTATAGGTTTCTTATCCTTCTTTCTCATGTTCGTATTCGGAACTTGTGATTTAATTACAGCGTTCTGGGGTATGGACTTACAAATCTCCGACACTATTTACACCTCATTCGTAGTTGTAACCCTCGGAGCATTTGGTATCAGTGAGGCTGGCAAAGCCTTTGGTGGCAAATAAAAATAGTTCTTGACATTTGGTTAATTTTTCTGTATAATATACATTATGGAAAAAATTACAAAAGACAAGAAAAACAATCAGGCGAACACTTCTCACTCTAACGAGGACAGAAGTGATCGCCTTTTTTGTGAGTATTGTGAGGGCACTCCAATGAAGGATTGCTCTGGATATAAATGTTGGATTAGATGAACTTATTTTACCTAGATGAAGATTTAGACAAGTGTGCGCAGTATCATGTCGATAAGCATATCGTCAAGATGCCACTAGAAGCTGCACAGCTTCTTTGTACAGCTGTATGGATTGACCATCTACTTGGATTTGTTCCTCGTGCGCTAAATGCAGAAGAAAGAGAAGTCTTGAACACTGCTAAAGCAGACATCAAACATTTACCAATGGAGGAAAGACCTTTGACTCCGTATCTGCCGATGATGTATAATCACCCTTGCACGATATGGACTAGGTCTAGCCTCGACAATTTTGAGTGGGTTCATTGTTACGCAAATGCCTTAAATGATGAATACAACTATCGTTATGGCAAATTACACAAGTCAGTGATTGAAGTAGTCAATAAACTGCCAGAACCTAAGAATATGCCCCGCAAGGGACTCACTCCTTTCGGCATGGCAATGCCAGATGAGCTGAAAGATGAAAATGATGTTATCGGCTCTTATCGTTTGTATTACCATACAGACAAAGCAACATTTGCCAAGTGGTCACATCGAGATACACCAGACTGGTGGGACGAAGGACTTGCTTGGACAGACAGAAGGATTACAGCTAAGTAATGGATTATATAGTAGGAATCATATTTCTTATACTCTCAGGAATTTTTGCTTGGGAATCTAGTATGATAGTTCATGAACAAAAGCAAAGAAGATTCAACAAATCTGATGTTGAATATAGAGATGAGGACAACACATGAAAATAACAATTTATAGCAAACCAAACTGTCCATATTGTAATATGGCAAAGAATTTAGCAGAAATGAAAGGTGCTGAAGTAAGATACCTTATGCTCGGAGAGGACTTCGATGCAAAGGCATTTATGGCTGAATTTCCTACTGCTAGAACTTTTCCGCAGATAGTATTAAATGGAACGAAAATTGGTGGCTATCAACAACTGGAGAAAGAGATTGGCTAAGTATAAATTTAGAGAAGATGAAATACTAACGAAAGTAAGTAATCATATCATACAAACATATGATGCTCACTACTCTATGAATAAAATCCAATCTACTGAATTTATTGTAGACGCTGGGCATGGAGAAGGTTTCTGTATTGGAAACATTATTAAATATGCCCAACGCTATGGTAAGAAAAATGGTAAAAACCAAGACGATTTATTGAAGATAATTCACTACGCAATCATATTATTAGGGAGTGAAGATGGCAATAAAGAGTAAAGCACATGAAAAGTTATCATTTGATAACATAGAACGAGTTATCCAACAGCTCGAACAAGATAATCCTATCACAAAGAAAGAAGCTTGTGGTATGTTGAATATTAGGTATAACACGACCAGACTTCAACGAATTATCGAAGACCATCAAGAACTTAAACAGTTCCGTGAAACTAGAAAAGCACAGAACAAAGGAAAGATGGCAACTCAAGATGAGATTAGAAGTGTAGTAAAACTGTATTTAGATGGAGACAACATCTCAAGTATTGCTAACAGTTTATATCGTTCTCCTGCATTCGTAAAGAATATAGTAGAAAGAGTGGGTATTCCACAAAAGTTAGCAGACTCAGACTATGAAGGAATGAAGAAATCAATGCTGCCAGAGCAGTGTGTATCTTCGGAGTTTGATTATAATGAGAAAGTATGGTATCCAAAGAAAAATAGATTCGCACTAGTTAAGGACGAAATCACACAAAAGTATCAGTCAGAAAGACGTGGCTATCAGTGTTATGGCAATATAACACAGTGTGTAAATTACGAAGATA